TGAAGTATAACAAAATCTGTCCAATTTTTTACTTTTATAATTTTTATTTTTTTTATTTATTTAATCCAATCTCTCCAACTTTTAAAATAATTTTATAAAAAATATAGAATTATTTTATTATTTTTAAATTACTCTGTTGTAGAAGCGTCTATTGGTCTTTCCCAAAATCCATTTGAATTAGGTGTTATTACTATTTCATCATCGTTATTTGAGAGATTAATAGGAATTAACTCATCTTGTTTTACTTTTGCTAATGCTGATGAACTCTCAATCAATTTTGTATATGTATTGTAAGACTTCTCTAAAAAATCTCTCGCAGGTAAAGGGCGTATTTGGCGGTCTAATGATAATGTTTTAAATATATCAATTGAAAGCAAATAATAATCACGTTGACTTATTAAATCATTTTCGAGTCGTTTTTGAATTCCGAAGTATAACTCAATACTACCAATTATACCACAAGTCAATGCTATTAATGATGTTGCTAAACTAATTGCTCCTTGTGTAGCATAAGGTTGTAAACCAACTGCTATAATAGAATTAGCACCATTTAAGATTATACAGGGCAATCTGTAATATTTAAGAGTTGATTTTAATTCAAAATACCTTTGCTTATGGAGTTTGCTTAAAATAATACAATTTTTTCTTATATTATCAAGGACGCTTTCTATACTATTATCCCAGTCATTAGTAGCCATTTATATATATTACAATTTTTTATTTATTGTTTTACATCTTTGAGAATTAGGATTGAGAGAACAATAATCTCTCGATTCACCAGCAATATCTTGTATAAAATCCGCAGTTTCTTTTTTTATTTGTTTTTGTGGTGTGCTATAAAATCGTTTTATTCCTTGTTCTGTTTTTTGAATATACGCTTTTACTGCTTTTCTTGGTTCTAATACATAATTATCAATGCTATGACTACCTAACCAATTCTCTCTAGAAACTCTTTGTGGTAATATTTTAACATTGTCATCATAATTAGCAATTTTATTTATAAAACTTATTGTATCAAAAGTATCTGTTAAATATATTCTATGATTTCCATATTCACTGCCTCCTAATAATGGTTGTTTAATATGATGTGCTACACCCTGAATTAACATATCAACAACTCCAAGAGGAGAAGCGGCAACATCAAAACCAACCATATCTAATTTTTTATCCTTAAACTCATATTTATCAGCAATTGCGTTGGCAACATAACCTCCTAAACTATGGCCAGTTACTGTGATTTTAGAATTTGGGTTTTTCTCTCGTAAAGCATTATATATTTTATCAACTTTCTCAACTCTATTTACTTTTGTATTTAATAATATTTGATCATCTGAAATTAAATCTGATATATTTGTTGGTCTTGTTCCGCGAACTGCTAATATATAATCGCCATTTGGTCTTTGTATTGTTAAAGTATCGCGGTCACTAAACTCAGGAACTAAAGTATGATTCTCTCCAAGTGAGGTTTTTATTTGTTTATTTGTTTCTTCGTTTGCAGTTGAACTATTTTTTATTATATTTAATTCGTGAACATATGATAGTTTTGCTGCGGCACCCATAGTAGCATCTCCACTAGCACGATACTCGGCAATTGCTGGATCTTCTGGCGGTGGTGGTTCAGTAGTTTTTGTTTCCTGTTCTTCTTCTGGTTTCTTCATTATATATATAATACTTTTAAAAAAAGTATTTCAAAACAATTTAATAGGCGCGTGTGGGCAGCGAAGCATAATCGCTTCCCACTTTAAGGTCCATCAGGATCATTTGTATCGCGTATTGTTTCGCCATTTTGATTCGTCGTTGGTTCATTTAACATATTATTCCCACCCCGGGCATCTACATTTGCCCGTTGTGATGCGTTATAAGCACCTGGCGCAATTCTGTCAAACTCATCCGCAGCACCTCCCCCTGCTATTCTTTGTTGTTGTATAGTTGCGTTTGCTTGGCGCTCACCTGCTGCTCGTGTTCCTTCTGGATTTCCAGCACTTGTTGGCTCAAGCGGAGCTTCTTTAACTGATTCTGTTTTTATACCTTCGGAATCATTAATTTCCTTAATGGTTTTCCCTGTAACTCCTTCTGGATAGTCAACTGATACAACCTTTCCATCAACATAAAATCGTTTAGAACCATCGGGCATTCGAACATATCCTTGTTTAAGTGTTGTTGGTGCTTCCCGTTTTGGAGTATAACTTACATCTTGCACGCCTTCTTCTGCATTTATTTCTTGGGCGTTTTTAACGTCAGTTAGTTTCATTTTCTCACCTCCCGGCCCATACACAACATTTACTACGAGTCCATTCCTGTAAGTTCGTGTTGAACCATCAGGCATATTTACTATTCCATTCTTTAAATTTTTATCAATTGCGGACATTTCTGTAGGTGGTATAGGCGGTGCGGTTCCTGCTTCAGTTCTTCGTGCGTGTAATCTTCGTAACATCGTTTCTGTTTTATCATCTTGACCTAGTATACTATTTGCATCATCATAAATCTGAAATTGGTCAGGATACATTACTTTTAGTTCTTCATAAGTGGGTTCGCGGATTTCTACTGGAACAGGTGGAGCTGTTCCTGCTGCTACTGCTTCATCATGATGTAATCTTAGTGCTATTTCAATAAATTTAACACTTTCTGGAGTTAGACTGCCATCTCGAGGATTTCTTAAATTTTTTGCTACATTTTCATAATAATCTGGATACATTTGCTGAAGTTGCTCTACTGTTAAATCTGGTGCTTGCTCTAATGGTGTATAAACTCCACCTGATTCCTCCATTCTTCGTTTATGAGCGCGTGCTAGTGTTTCTTCAATTTTCTTGTCCGCATCTGGGTCATTTGCGTATTTTCTTTGAAGGTCTCGGTATTGAGTTGGATATAACTTTTGTAAATCGTCATAAGACGGTTCTGTAGATATAACAGTAGGGTCTACTATACCAAACTTCTTGTAGTATGCTTCTAATGACAAACCTAGGTCGGCTGCTTTCTCTTCATCGGTTTGTATGAATTTGGCTTTGTCTCGGTTGTATATAATTATTCCTTGTTTCTCAGCATCAAATCGTGAAATTTGATTATTTGCAATCATAGTTTCTATTTCTTGATTTTGCTCGTCTGTTAGATTGTATCTGTAATGATAAACAGCTATATCACCTGCCTTTCTTCCTTTACCCTGATGCCATGTAGCATCAATTGGTTTTCCAGTATCATCTACTTCATCGGCAGGGTCAACAAATTCTATTGCTGGTACTTCTAAATGAAGTTGTCGGTAAAGGTCAGCACGATTAGAAGCATATAAAAATGTATGACCTGAGAGAAGTGATTGCTCGTTAATATTTCGTATAATTGCCTCAAAGTTATCACCATATATATTTATTTCTCGTAATATATTCGCATTATAAGCATCTACCATTGCTTGATTTTCTGATTGATTTTTCTCTATTATTTTATTACGAGCCTCATTTAATTTCCCAATTTCAATTGCTTGGTCGGTTTCCATTAAAGAGTTCAAGTGAGCTACTTGACTAATTGTTAATTGATAGTCACGTGCTTGATTTGCTAATGTTTGATAATAAGCATCGGCAGCTGCTCTAAAATTGGGGTCTCTGTCGGCAATTGCTAAAAGTGCTGGGTCTACTTCATTATAAGTAGATTGTGTATTATTAAACTCTATTAAAATTTGGGCTGCTGCGTCAGTAATTATATACGCTTCGTAATTTGCTCTAAAAGTTGGGTCTAGTGTAGCATATCGAATTGTAAGAGGATCCATTTGCTCGATTGGTTTACGCTCGTTATGAAACGCATCGATTATTTCGTTTTGTGCTTTTTCTATTAATGGATGAACTCGTTCTGATTGGAGGTAATTAGTGCTTGCACTTACTTGTGCCGCAGACTTCCAAGTGCCTCCTGAGTATTCATCTAATTCACGAACTTTAGGGTCATCAAAATTGAAAGGTTCGTGTTTTACGTGTCGCAATTCGTCGATATACCAGTTGATGTAACTATTCATAACTTCACTACGGTCTTTTTCTGCTTGTGTCGGCACTGGTGGGTCTACTACTAGTCCATTGTCACTAGTTGGTTGAAAAGCACCAAATGGGTCAAATGCCCTTTCGACATCTCTTTGGAATGACAACTTAGTTTCAGGACTTGTTATACCTAATTCTTGTTTTTCTTTATCGGTCAGTCTTTCATAAAGACTATCAAATTCATAATTATACATAGGTAATCTTCGTAAAAATGAAGCTTTAGCCTCATTAGTTCTATTTATAGTAGCAACGGTATCTCTTCGCTCTTGTTCGGCTCGTATGCGTTCGAGACGCTGTTCTTCCGCATATGCTTCGTTTTCGTCCTGTTGTTTTCCTGCAGCAAATTCTTCAAACGCCGACCATATACCAAAACCAATAATAAATACTTCACTTGCTATTAATGCTAAATCGGCTGCTGGATTAAAGATGCCTCCCTTTGCTGCCCACATAGCTACTTCCAAATACATTAAAGATTCTGTTGCCGCAATAGATCCTATAGTGCGAGAGTAAGCATGAGAATGTCCTGAGTCTTCGAGTGATTTTGTAACATAAAATTGAGTAGTTGTAGCTACTGTAGCAAATAACGCTGCTTCTGCGATTGCTGTTGCTCCTGCTGCTCCAGCGCTACTAATTGAACCACTTATTTGTGCTCCCATAGCAACTCGTGCTCCTTGGCGAATAGCATAAGTTACTGCTTTTGCTACTACATTGCCTACACCTAACGCAACCATACTTGTTGCTAGTGCTTGTCCATATTCATCAGTTCTATTTGTTGGTGGATGTGTATCAAAGTATTTAGTCATTGCTTTCCCTGCCTCGCTTCCAGCAAAGAACCCAGAAACTGCTCCTCCACCTTCGGCTGCTAAATTCGCACCAGCACTCATTAACACCTTCTTTGATGGAACTAATTTTGGAACACGAGAACCTAATTCCGCAAGTGCTCCTCGTAAATTTTTAGCACTTGGATGAATTTCAAGATTTGGTGTATTGCGGAATTGTGGACTTACAAATTTTTCTAATGGATTAAGTGTTGATTTATTTGTTACACCTAAATTAATCTTTGCTTTTTGTCGCCCAGGCACTTTTTTACCTTTTAATCCAAGACTGACTTCTTCAGCAAAAGATGCTCGTTCGGCAGGTGTTCTTTCGGTAATCATGCCTTCTCTTGGTGTTGCTGTTTCGGATTGTGGTGCCGATGGAGGTGGTGATGGTGTTGGTGTTTCTGTTGGTGCTATTGGTTTTCCAGTTGTGTTTATTGATTCAACTTGTGCGCGAACTCGTGGTCCTGCTGGTTCAGGTGCTGTTAATACTGGTGCTGCTGTAGGTTCAGGTAATGCTGAAAGTGACCTTCGCGCAGACATAGCTTCTGGTGCTTGTGCTGCTCTTGCTTCTGGTGCCGCCATTGCTCTTGCTTCAGGTGCTGTTACTCTTGCTTCTGATGCTGGTGCTCTTACTTCAGCAGGTGCTGTTACTCTCGATTGAACTCGTCCTTGTGCTTCTGCTGTTAATGCTGTTTGTCGTGCTCGTTGTTCATTATTTGCTAAAACTCCTTTTCCTTTAATCAATCTTCCTTTCTTTCCTTTAGGAACCGCCGTTCCTATATGTTCTTCTGGTGCTAGCGCTTCTACTGGTCGTTGTGTTGTCGGGTCATTTAATGCTTTTTCATATTGAGTTTGAATTCTACCAAATGCTTCTTCTGGACTAATTATTCTATCGTTCGTCCCTCCTATGAATTCACGTTCATTAATTTGATGTTCTCTAATTATTTCATCCATAATATATTTTTTCTTTTCTATACCTTGTAATCCTGGGGGTGCCTTTGGAACTTCATATCCAGCAGCTATTTGACCTTCTACCATTCTATCAAAAAAATTATTAAATCTATCAACTGATGTTTCTGTTGCTACTGCTACTGGGCGTTCTACTGGTGCTGGACGTTCTACTGGTGCTGGGCGTTCTGCTGATACTATTCGTTCACGAGCACCTGGAGCTAATCCTTTTCCTTTTCCTGTTCTAGGTTGTTCTACTACTGCCGATGCTTCTATTTGTCTTGACCCTTGTGGTTGTTGTTCGGCACGTAATGTTTCAGCAGTTAATCCACCACTTGTGCCTGCACCTTCGCCACCACTATAACCTTGACCCGATTCTCTTGCACTTATTTTTAATGCTTCTTCAAGATTTGCCGCATTTATTTGTTCTGTTGTCATTACTCGTTCTGGTTCAAGTATTGCTGATGCTCTTGTATCTGTGCTTAAACCTGCGTTTGCACGTTCTAATGCTGCTCTTCCTGCTGTCGATGGTTCTGTTGGTTGTATTCGTATCCCACGTTCTAAAGGTCTGCGAGAACCCATTTGTTGCATCGCTGCTTGGACTATTTCTGCTATTTCAGGGAAATAATTTCTTCCTGCTGGTCGCATTTCTATTCCTTCTACTACTGGTCTTAATCGTGATTCAAATTCTCGTGTTGGTTGTGTTGCCCTTAAGTTATCATTTGCTGGCGTAGAAACGGTTGTATTTACTTCAGCAGTTACTGTTTTGCTTATACGAGGACCTTCTGCTTCTTGAATTAATATTTTAAATTCTTCTTGTTGTTGAAGAAGCGTTCGCCTTCGTAACTCAGGTATATCTTTATTACTTAATAATCTAGTTATTTCATTATTAGCCTTTTTTAATTGGTTTATATAAGTAGTTCTTCGTCCTCTTAAATAACGTTCTTGGAGAGGAGCATTTATTTTTTCTAAATCGGCTTCAGCAAATTTTAATTGTTCAATTGCTTTTTCTTGTCTATTTATTAATGTTTCTGTTCTAGTCAAATTTTCTTGTGCTCTAACTAATTCTAATTCTCTATTTAATTGACTTCCTGATCTGCTTCGCGTTCTAGACGCAATTGAATCTGGTGGTGGTGCTGGTCTTTCTACTTGTGCTGGTGCTGGTTTTGGTGCTGGTGCTGGTTTTGGTGCTGGTGCTGGTTTTGGTGCTGGTGCTGGTTTTGGTGCTATTGTTTTTTCTAACGTTGTTGCTTGTTTTTTTAATATTTTTAATTGTTCCTTCATTGCGTTTTTTGTACTTAAATTTGTTTCGGTTACTATTTGATTTTCAATTAATGTTATTTCTGATTTTATTTGTTTTAATTGGTCGGCAACTGGTATTGCTTCTTGTATTGGTGCTGGTGCTGGTGCTGGTGCTGGTGCTGGTGCTGGTGCTGGTGCTGGTGCTGGTGCTGGTGCTGGTGCTGGTGCTGGTCGTACTATAGTAGTACCCAAAGCAGCGCGTTCTTCAAGCGTCATTAAAGTTCCTCCCCGAGATTGAATTTCTCTTTCTAAAACTCTAATCTCACTTCTTAATTTATCTGTGCGTCCGCTGTTCGTCATTGGATTAGTATCCGGACTCGCGTTCATTACGGGGGTCTCGCCCAACCACCAAGGGCGACCACGAGTGGGTTCTCCGTCGATGAGTCTCTGAAAATCGCCGCCAATGCCGTATTCCTTTAGCGGTGCAATTGGTCTCGCATTTTCTATATTAAGTTGTATATACCTCTTTTCAAGCTCATTTTGTAAATATGCCATATTAGGTGCTCTTGGTTCTGGAAGAGGTGCTCTTGGGTCTGGAAGAGGTGCGGTTGATGGAACTGGTGCTAATGCCGATGGTTGTTGTTGAAATCCACGAGCGTTTGGGCGAAAAGATGTTAGTTCTCCCGATGAAGGTGTTGATGCTCCGCTTGATGGACGACTGCGTGCTGATTGAAGGTCAGGAGTTGATGAACCACTACGTGCTGAATCAAAAGGAGTTGTTGTTCCGCTTGATGATGGACTTGATACAATGCTCAATGGAGCAAACTCTGGTCCTATGCGTGTCATCTCAAATGCTTGACCTGTTGTATCAATTGCTCTTCCAATTCCTCTAGCTATTCCAGTTCGAGAACGTTGACGACCACCACCGACTCCACTTTGTCTACTACTTAATGATCCGCTAGTTTGTGGAACTGGTCGCATGCCTCGCCGTCTTTGTTGTTCTTCAAGGGTTCGCCGTGCTGCCTCTGTTAATGCCGCAGCACCAGCAAGAGAACCAATAGTAATTCCAGATATAGCACCTGGGTCTAAAGTGGGTTTTACTGCTTGTGGGATTGCCTCTCTTGGAGTAAAGCCTCCGCCTCCGCCTGTGCCTGCTCCTCCTGTTTCGCCTCCTCCTCCTCCGCCTCCGCCTCCTGTGCCTCCGCCTCCTTCATCTGGTGGTAGAAATCCTCCTTCTTCAAATATTGACCTGAGTCTTCCACTTGTACCTGAACCCTGAAAATATATAATATTACGACTTGTATCATACATCTTCTTTTTAAACTTTAATCTTGGGTCATTAGGCATTTAATATATATAACATTTTATAAAAAATTTAACTTTTTATAAAATAGAATTGAGAGATTTAACCAGGCGTTGTTAATACAAAAGATATACTTAAATTACCACCATCTATTTGGTCGCTATCAACTACCATATCTAAATAATTATTTTCGGTTAATGGATTGTTTGTAAAGTTTCCGGGTGTAAATCCTAAAAAACCATCAAGGTCTGTGCCTTGTAAACCTGCTTCAAATCTTAATTGTAATACTAGTGTTGAACTTGGATTTGGTAATCGTGCTACACTATTTACTTGTAAATTCTCCGTAGTTCCGCCAGCAATTGTTACTTCATTAGTTAATGGACTTCCATTATAATATAATCGGGCATATATATTTTTGGGTAAACTACCTCCTGCTGTTTCATTAGTTATATCTAATTCTCCATAAAAACCTGTAGCAGGTGCTGATGCTGCCACTTTTGGTTCTAATGATTGTAAATATTTTATTAGATTAATGTCATTATGTTTTCTATCATATTTATTTAATTGGTTATATGTTAAACCAAGTCTTCTTTGTTGTTGTTTTAATTCTAATTTATAAGAAGCTTTCATTTATATATACTTTTATAAAATAATTACATTAAATTTCCTAATATATTTTTTTGCATTGTGTCATAATAACCAGCAATAGGCATAATTGGAAGATTTAAAGGGTGCTCTGGATCAAATGCTAAACCTAATGGTTGATTACGAGCATAACCTTGCTGTGGATACATACCTGCTGTTCGTGATGCTTCTGCTCGAGAGAAACGATTAGATGGATTAAAATCTAAATTGAGTAATTGTTTTACGCTGTTGCGTGCTGATACTGTATCATTTAAATCTCTCGGAAAAGTTAAATTTTCTCCTAATCCTTCTAATGGATTACGAACATTGTTATTTCTAATATTTAATTCATTGGTTGCTTGTCTTGGGAAATATTCGCTATAAGTTCCTTCTTGGGCACCAAATGCTCCGTTTAATGTGCTATAATTCATTTATATATATAATCTTTTATAAAAAAATTACATTTATAATTTTAAAATGGAGAGATTATGAGAAACTAGCAAACCCTTTTTTTAGAAATAATGGTTCAATTACTTCAATTAGACAATTACTTCAATTGATCTATTCGCAACTCTCAGTTCAGAGGTCACCTCTGCAAATATAAAGCAAGGAGTGCTAGTTGTTACATTCTCTGTGACTAAAGCACACTGCGCCGAAGTAGCACGAGTATCTAAACCAGACGAAAGACGCGAGTAATCCGATTCTGGTAGGCAGAAACGATAGCAATGGACGAAGTAATTATCACGATATTGGTCTAACGACATAACACGAGTTTTATCATAAACATCAATAGAGTTCATGGTTAGCGCATACGCTTCAGGAACTGTTAATTTATAGGCAGGGTAATTTGCCGAGTTAATTTGGAGCTGGTAGTTAGAAACTGTTTGACCAGATAATAATGGTTCAACAAAGTTGAATGCGCGAGCAACATATTTTTCTTTGTTTGTATCTAATGAACCGCCTGCGTCGTATTGAGGTTTGCCAAGGTCTTGAGTAGCAGAGCTAGCATAACTTCCTGAACCGGTTGAAGCAAAAGCACCAGCTAATTTATAACCAGATACAGGAACAGCACCAGAAACAGCACCGCCATTTGAATCACGCCAAGCAACCCATAGACGATCCCACGACGCACTATTTACATTGAAACGAGATGTAGACGAGTGCGACGACGAAAATGAGAAGTAATTCTTGAATGGAATAGATAAATAACCAACCTGCGAAACACGCTGGGCAACAACTTCATCTAATACAGACGAAGCCATTCCAAGCACTTCAACTTGCATTGTAATATTATCCATAGTATAGGAAGCAGTTCCAGCACCAACCGCCGCAATACCACCAGTAGTAGCAGTTGTTGCTAAAGCAAGAGCTGTATTGGCCGCCCAAACAGCTTGGGGGAGTATAACATTTTCAGCTAATGTAATTTCAATAGTAATTTGGGGGAATAAACCAGTATCAATAATACCTGGTTCTGCTGTTCCTAAGAAACCTTCCCAATCTACAATCGCTAATTGATTGGCAAGCGAAGAGTAAGATTCATGACGAGCTTCAACCGCTGTTGCTCCAGCATCAAAAACTGTTCCATCATGGTATGAAACAGCGCGGCAAATTTCTGGATGAGTTAATGTGGTGTCCGAGCATCGGTCAGCACCAAGCGCTTTTTTGGCATGAACTAAAATGTTGTAGTTAGAGAAAGAGTTTTGCACTAGCACACCACCCATATAAATAGCCATACGATCAATGAACGAGCGAGTATCATTAGGAAGACGAGCTTGCGCAACATTACTGGTGGATGTAGTGGCAATAGAAAACATAAGCCTACAACTTTTTAATGATAAAAGTGTATTACTTGGTAATTCGAATCTGATAATTTTATTGGCGGATTGCGAACCACTGTTTTGGGGAAAAATTTTGAAATGGGACGTACTGACCCCCATGAGCCTACTCATAAAATACGAAACATTGGGTGGCAACCCCTGACTCATTCTTTTTATATAATAGCACTATATAAAAAAAAATTGATTTAATTTTTAAATTTAATTTAATTTTAATTTTCAATTTTCAAATTATCTAAATCCTGTTGGACTTCCAAAACTTAAAACTCCACTTGCACGACTGGGAAATTGAGGCATTGGCGGAGGTTCGCTTTGTAATTTATTTGGGTTATACACTTTCACTATATCTATTCTAATTGTTGCTGTAAAATATAAATTGCCTTTTGTTGATTGTGTTTCTTTTTCAAAAGGAATTATATCACTTGTTGCTGTTGTTTCTAAACCTGCGGAAGTACCTAAACCAGAATTTTTCGAGCGACCAATTGGGCGATTTTTGCTATCTGTTAAAAATAAACCTATGCTATTTAATTTTCGTTGTTGAAGTGTTAAAAAGAACTCACCGGATTGATTTCCGGCATAACTAAAACTTTCTGAAGTGCGAGCAATTTTTGCTAATATATTAGAACCAACAATATCATTATTATAAGTTGATTCATCACTTCCTAAAATAGATGATTCTAAACCATTTTGTCCTAGTGTACATCTTAAATAAACGTGTGGTTCTGTGACAAGTTGCATTGGAAAATAACCTTGAACTGTAATGCTATCTGAGGTTGTTGTAATTTTAAAACTATTATCTAAAGTAGTAATATTATCCCCACGCTCTCCGCCTAATACTAAATATAATTCACCATTAACCGATTGGCAACTAATTTTTAAATTGGTAATTGTGTGCGCTACGCTAAATGTAATAGTAACATCTAATAGTTTTTTTTCTGGTTTGCCTGTTAATGTTGTTACGAATCTTTGTGGTGGTGTTAAAGTTTGTGTTAAATTAGTAAATCCATCAACTGCCGTATTTTGTGCTGTTAAATTATTATTAACTATAGTGCTTAATGCTATTCCAACAGGCATTCCTGATAATGCTATTAAACGCGCTGCTAAATTACTAGCAAAATTAAGTGCTATATCATCAGTATCATAATAATTGCCACGAGTTACAAGTGTTGTTACTAAACCAGCAGCCATTGCTGTTCCATTAACCGAGCAAATAAGTGTGCCCTGTGAGTTTCGCGCATCAATATTATATTGGTTGTTTGGCATATGAAAATCAACTAACGAAAGTCTAATAACTTCACCATCTTTACATTCAATAGTATTACCTTCAAATCCAAGTAATAAGTCATCACCTTTGCTTTGTGTGTCGCCTACAACAGCACTTCGTTCCGAATCAACAAAAAAATTAATGCTGTTAACAATTTGTTGTCCTTCAAATCTAGAAGAGTCTGCCATTATATATAATATACTTTTATAAAAAGTATAGCAAAATTTAATTTAAAATTATATAATAGTTTTTAAATAGAAGGGGGTTTGGGGGATGTATCCCTCTCTTTTACTTTATTTAATTCTTCTTGAAGATTGCTATAATCATATTTAAATGGAGTGCTTTCAATTTTTTGTTTAATTTCATCAATTTTAGCTTGCGCTGTATTTTTACATAAATCATAAACCATTTCAGCATAGTACAATGGGACGTCTTTGTAAATGGTTTTCATCTTTTCAAGTGCTAAAGCTTTCTCGGCAAGTTCGTCATCTGTGTAATTGAATGGATTATCTGCCTTGTGTCTAGGGATGCCACTGATGTCCATTTGTATAATAGTAATATATTATTTCTAAATATTAATTACGCATTTTTATATGCGTTCTCGACGATCATTAATTGTTCAGGCGATTTTCTGTAGTGTTTATTTAATGCTTCTAAAATGTCACCATCGTGAAAATGGTAACGTTGTTTGCTTAAACCAGTTCGCAATTGAAGTAAATCGATTAATGCTTCAAAGGTTTCATCCGAACCATTTGACATATCACGAAGCGTTCGTTCAATTCTATCAGAAACATTTGGAATTTTTTTATCAACAATTGGCGTATGTTGTTTTTTATTTTGAATTTCTTTAGTATAAGCATCTAAACCACCACGATAATCAATAGGGGTAATTAAACTTAAATTATTCATATCGTGTTTGGCTGTGCCTGTTGACTTAATATGCGAAATACCACGCAATGGTTTTACTCCATGAAAGATTGTCTTGTCAAGAGAAATACTATGAACTGAATGTGCTATGTTGATAGGGGGTCTGCGAAGTTCTGTATGGTTCATTAATTGCATTTTGTCACTTAAAGCTCCTTTTCTCATCTTTATATAGTATTCAAATATTATAATTTTATTTCATCTTTTTTATTTAATTCATCAACTATGATAAATTTATCGAAGTTAACCCGAAACATACTGGGATGCGATGGTTTTTTATGTAAATCGATGAAGAGGAATGGGTGGTCTCCTCCTGTTTCAATAGCATAATCATAAACTTGAATAAATTTGTCTTTACAAATCTCTCCACCGCAAGAATCAGCAATGTCATCTAATTCCTTATTGTCCTTAGTTTTAAATACTATCAATTGTGTACATTGATTTCTAATAACTCTATTTAAACCCCCAGTTTGACATTTAAAACTTTGAATTAAAAAGAATAAACTAACACCTATAGAACCTCCTTCTTCTAATTGTCCTAAATGTCTACTATATGTACTAAGAGCATTTATTTTGCGAGGTCTGCTATACATTAATGAACCCAACATATCATCAAATATAACAGCTATACGAGGTTTGCGTCCATCCCATCTATGTTTTGGTTTTATAAAATCATTTAGTCCATAAGTATTAGTATCAAAAAATTTTAACAGCATATTATCATCTAGCGATTTTCCATTTTTTATATCATTCATTAATTTATTATATTCTCTCATTTCGTGTCTATATCTCTCAAGGTCTCGTGCTTCTTCATTTACAATTTCTTTTATTTTATCAACACAAGTTAAATCATCAGGATCTTCGAAGGTATGTTCAATGTTAAGTCGACTCATTAATTCTTTATTTGAATTCATAGTAGGACTAACAGCAATAGTATAATCATAACCCATTTTCTCAATTAAATTAATTGCCGCTACACTTTTTCCGGCAGCACGCTTTCCTACTATAACAGTTACACAATGCATCTTTGGCATATCTGGACTAGTCTCATAAGCTCCGCTTGTTTCTTTTGGAGGGACGATTTGTAAGCCTTTAACACTTTGAGTAGATAACATATTATATATAATACTTTTAAAAAAAGTATCACAAAACAATTTAATAAGTGCGTGTGGGACGCTTCCCACTAATAATATTTTCTATAGTTTGTAAATCCAGCATTAACAAAATCATTCATATTATTATCTAATGGAAAGGTTGGTAATTGGCGCAATGCCTGTTGTGGGTGAATAGGAATGTTTTCTCTCTGTCCTCGCACAGGTGAAGTTGGTGGTGCTGGTGTTGCTGCTGGTACTACTTTCGCTTTGCTATCATTTTTGCTTTTTCGTTTAACAAATATTACATGCTCGTGTGGATGGAACTCGTCTTCGTCATCAGAACTCTGCTCAATTACTATTTTGGTTTTAATTGGGCGGGGTTTCGTCCCCACTCGACGAGGTTTAATAGGTTTGGGTTCAGGTTCAGGTTCGGATTCATCATCAAATTCCTCAAATTGTTCAACATTAGTAGGTTGTCTAACTAACATTGGCGGTTGAACATCGACACGAGGACTATATTCAGGCACATATTCTTGCGTAACTGGGTTAGTAACTAATTCCGCCTTAATTATTTTATTTTCAATTTCTTTAGGTGGTGTTGGATGAAAACTAGGTTCTTTTTTTGCTATACTTAAAGATTTTTTGACTGCTTCTTGCGTTTGGCGTTCATTTTCTAGTTTCTCTTCG